TTCTTCATTGGTCCCTTGACTCCACCCATTCTTGCACAGAAGGATCTTTTTCTAGGACCCCCTTCAGGTTGAGGAGCCTTGAGATCAGAACCAGGATTCTCGCGTTCGTAAGATTTACGTCCCTTCTCATTTAGACCACCAGTTTTGTTTTTACCTTCCTTTCTCTGCCATGCAGCAGACTTCTCATCTAGTTGTTCAGTCTCTTCTTTAACACCCATATTCAACATGGGTTCACCTGGTTTGTAAGGAACAATATCAAATCTTTGTACCACACATCCTGGATAGATTTTATCAAGTGCTTCTTGTACTTCTTTCCTAGATGGCTTTTTAACTTCAGGGAAGAACAATCTCATCATCATGTATCTGGACTTCCAGTTGAATCCTACCAGATAGATGTTTCCATACTGTTGAGGAATTCTTGCAGCCTCGGACATTGTAATTCCAAGATCCTCATTAGTGACCACATCGATCACTTCAGCGAACTTTTTTCCGTCAGCATCCTCCAATTCAACACTCTCACTTCTCAGAGCTTCAAGAACTCTTTGTCTTTCAGATACCTCTACCTCTTCGTTTTTGGGAACACAATTAGGAACCATCTTCCCACCTTTTTTCTTCATCCCTACTTGCTTATGGGTATCCCAACACTTCTCGTCAAGAACTTCGACTTCAATACCAGATGCTCTCATGCTATTGATCTGAAGATCGGAGAATTCAGGGAGAGCCATGAACTCTTCATTCTTCTTTGAGTTTCCGTAGTTAGCGGCACCCTTCTTACGACACTGAACCAGACGACCAGAAGCATATGCCGAAGGCCATACACTTGCAGAGGCTTTAACCTTGTGATAACAGGCATCCTTTTTACCACTACCTTTACCTTTTTTGTCTGACTCTTGGATTTCCATGTCGAATTCCTCGTTCTTCTTTTTGGGTTTGTCGGTTTGGACGTATGTTGGTTTTGCAGCACCAGACTTTTGTTGTTGGTTAGGATCTGCCTTCTTCTTTCTTCTTGCGGCAGAAAGTCTTTCAGACTTACTCATACTCGCTCTCTTAGATGAAGATACACACTTCGGTGTTCCCTCACCAGGTTCGTCACTTGCACAGGTACCACCTGTCACAACATTGACCCAGCCACCTTTACCATCTTTGGATTTAGATCCCTTAAACCACTTATGGAGGTTACCCTCTTTTAGATTTTCCTTCACGTTTCAGAAAAGAGCTCTTATATTATATTTAGACAGAAGCGGATGGATTGACAATTACACTCCCTTCAAATGCTTTGGTAACAGTACCAACACCGGATGTGATAATAATATCGTAGAAGTTTCTTCCATTAGTCAGTTGTGTGGTTACACCAACTGTCATCGACAATCCAATAATTCCTGTTGCTGACGTGATACCAACAGTAAAACTATGTTGTTTAGTTGCTTCAGGAAACTTTCTGATCTTAGCAACAGCAGAATATCCCGTCAGATTTAATACGGACTGATCGGGATTTTTCATCTCAAAATTATGAGAAAAATCAGTTCCCTTATCAATTTGAATATTTACTGATTGAGCTACCATTTTCTCTTTTTAAGTATTTAGATCTTTGTTTACATTCTTCAGCATTTTTTGTAGGTCTGCTGTAGAGCCTACGAACAATGCGTTGTTTGTAACTGAAGATGGTCCCTTCTCTTCTTCCTTATTAACATCTTTCAACTTCTTTTGTAGATCCATGAGTTTGTCCGTGGCATCAGACACACTCTTGATCAACTGACCAGCCACCTCGTAAGCACGTGGCATCTCACTCTCTTGTGCTAACTCAAGGATTCCGTTAATTGCTTCCTGTCCTTTTTCAATGATTGAATATAGATTACCCCTGGTGTATTCATAGTCTTTGCGGATATCTTCATTGGAGTTTTCAAACTTGGCCAGTTTGGCATCGAGATCATTGGGTTTTACCTTCTCTATTTCAACGGGTGTCACGTCAAATGTTTCGTTAAGTTTTTCATACTTATCCATAGTTTAACCTCAGAACACATTCCCGTCAAATCCAAAGTCATCTCCGACCTCAATCTTGACATTATCTGCCTGATTGATCAGAAAGACTTTAGATCCTAATACATGATTTTGAATTGGGGACTTATCTTGTGATCTTCTAACTAGAATCTTGTTACCAGTCACAGTCTCAACATACATCTCTTCTTGGTCGATGTAGATATAAGATCCTTCTGGAATCTTAGTGCCATCCTCAACATCAATGACTCTTTCAACCATGTCAACATTTTCTGCAAGCAGTGTAGCAACTACACCATCATAGTCCTTAATGGCTCTAGGTGTGACCTGGTACGTGATGTCTCTTTCGTATTTGCCAGACTTGGATCCAGCAACATAACCAACAGTAACCTTCTTGACGATATCCTTGGTAACATCGGTAAGTGGTCCGAACAGCATTGTTTTTGCTGTAAATGTAAATGTATAGATGAGTGCTCTTCTGGTATCGAAGTTACCCTCATACTCATCTGTCATATCAATATTTTCAAGAACAACGGGAGTATTCACAACCTCCTCATAGTCACCTAGAAACTTAATTGGAATTGTATATCCTGGTTGAAAGTAAGGTGCAATCTGTTCTGTAATTTGTAACATGTCGTCATTCAGTTTTGTATAAACTGAAAGGACAATAGTCATATTGTATGGAACAGGTAAAAATGTTTTTCTCTCTTCCTCACCATTGGCATTGGTGACCACCATGGTTTGAGTCTTGGTTGACTTCCTGGAAGGATCGTATGCAAGATTTGTAAATTCAAATGACATCCTTGGAAGGGTCATTTGAGTGGGATGATTCAAGTCAGGGTTCTGTTGCAACCTTGCGAGAAACTTTTGTGTAGGTCCATAAGCAAGAGGAACTTTGACAACACTAAAAGTGTCATCACTTTCATCCTTTTTCTTAATTTGGATCCCATTAAAAAGAGAACCGAAACCAATGATTACGGATCTAAAAATCTCGTTGTAAAAATATTCAAACATTATTTTACACTGTTACACCTCTATTTAACAGTTTTTTATCAGGGCATACCGAATGGATTACTTGATGAGAAGTCTATAATTTTATCAGCTGCTATCTCAATTGTATCATTATCAGCAAAAGGTGTGACCAAATCATCTTCATTTTTATCACCAATCAGATACTTCGCTCCAGAAGTTGAACCAGTCAGTAATTCACCAACAACAAATGTTCCATCAATCACACCGACTTCCATGGTGTCAGTCACCGTATTCCATTCCTTAACTCTAGCTGTTGTTCCACTGGTTGATCCGGTGACCACTTCATTGAATACAAACTCTCCTCCAACACTGACACCTTCAGATATTGATTTTGGTGGATCAATATAAACGATAGGTGCTGAATCATAACCATTACCACTAGAAACAATGTAGATGGCTGTGACAATACCCGAGGAACTAATAGTGGCTATACCCACAGCAAACTCACTTGGTGATGGCCAACTATTACTGAACCTATGTTCTGTAGAATCAAATGTGTGGTTAGTGCTATCAAAGAATGCATAGTTGTGTGTGGTTCCTGCACCAAGTGTTGATCCAATCGTGACCTTGGGTGCGGTGATATAACCTGATCCTCCATCAGTAACTGTAATTGATTTAACAGATCCGTTAGTTGCAATACCTGTTGTTGCTGCGAATCCAGCTCCACCTCCACCAGTAACGGTTATCATTGGTGCTTCAGTATATCCACATCCTGCATTAGTTAATAGAATAAGTGGAACTACACCACTGGTTCCTTTACATCCAGGATAAGAATATGAAACTGACGCAATACCAGCAGCGGTTGTTCCACCAGATGGTGCAGAGGAGAATCCAACTGTGGGGGTAGATCTAAAATTCCTACCCATGTTGGATATGTAGATATCACTTATTGAACCAGAACTACAGTGTTCTGCGGTTGCGGTAGCAGTTCTTCCGGCACCAATCAGATTAAGTGTTTGAATATATCCAATCTGTGCAATCTCATCGTCAATGGTCTCGATTCCAGTATCGATGACCTCATCTTCGTATCTGTAGAGTTCACACTTCAGTTCATAAACATAATTCTTCTTGAGTTGGTAGAAAGGTTGTTCGTGTTCTACAAACTTGATCTCAAACAATCTGTCTCCCAGAGGGAAATAAATCAGATCTCCTTCCTTTGGTCTGGTGGCCAATTGAATATTTGAGATCTGTTTTGTCAGTGGTGTGATGTAGTTTTCATATCTTTCTCTTGAGATGACAAGTGTCAGATCATCTCTGTTTTCGATACCAAACTTTGATAGAATGGTTCCCTGACCACCATATCCCTCATAACTATCGACGTAAGCTTCTAGAGGATATGCGTTCTTAAACTCCGATTCAATTACTTCTCTAATGATAGTTTTTGAAGACGCATAAAGTCTAGGGAGATAAAAAACCTCCACACCATACATCTTTAGTTGTTCGTTGACAAGACTCTGAATCAGGTTTTGTTCAGATGATGTGCCGTTAAGAAAAAATGGATTTAACATATATCATCACCCGATAAGGTCAAGGGGTGGTAATTCATATGTACTCAACATGCTCTCCTTGATCCTATCGATTTCTGCCTGGGCATCGTCATATAACTGTCTTCCATTAAACTCAATACCACCAGGAAGTTTAACACCCTGGAACTTGATTAAGTTCTGACCCCATTGCCTTTTGATAAGTGCTGTTAGATATGGTTTCAGGAATGAGTCATTAAAAACTCTTGGAGAATCATTGGGATCCAACGCCCTAAAACAATCAATGATTAAGAACTCTCCCGCTCTTAAATTATTCCAATCAACATCTAGATACATCCTATCTTGTCTTTGATTGAACCGAATCTGTTTATGGGTATTCAGGAGGAAATTCATCGTCTCAAGATAAGACATTCCCATCGAATATGTAAGAAGATTGGTAGCTCCGAAATAGTAGATGTCATTCAAGAACATCTGATATTTGAAACTAAACATGTTTGACATACTCATTGATTGTGAGTCGTCAAATTGATATACTTTGTTTATTCCAATAACACTTGGCGGAACTTGTATAAAGTTACTGTTCTCATGGAATGTAAATGTCGTTGCAGTACCGACAATTGTAGCATTCGCTGTGGTGGTTGATATACCTGTTGTTCCACTCTCGGTTTGTGTTGCACCAGGTGGTCTGGCTTTACCTCTATTAATATCTGCTTCAGTAATTTCGTACTTTAGATATACCTGTGATACACCATCAAAATGTCTCTCTTGAAAATATTGAATTGCATCATCTACTAGATCTTGAACCTGTTCTTCGGCAACATTGATCTCCAAAACAGGAGCACCTAACTGCCTCAAACAATAGTCAATGAGTTCTTGTCTAGTACTAGGCTGAGCCATTTATAGTGGTCCTATCTATAAGTCTATTTATTTAATAATTCAGTGATAGAATTGAGCATTGATTTAATTTCGTTTACATCACTCTTAATGTTTACCACCTCAACTTGAAGACTCTCAAATTTTTTCTTGTCTTCTGTCATTTTCTTTCTGTTGCTAACGTAGGTGTCATACTCTAGGTTATTTTTGTTAACTATTGCACCAGAATGGATGTCTCTATAAAAACCATCCATTCCTTCGACTGGGAGATAATTGTTCATCATGCGAATGAAATTGCTCTCAGACTTCTCATAAACGGAGCGTTAGCTTGGTTTGTTGATGTACCAATGATTTTAATCCTGAAGGATGTAAATGGACTGATGTCATCAACACTAAACTTATACTCTCTGTACTCATTGATAAGTGGTTCGGGGCTGTAGGAATCAACCTTGGGAACTTTCTTATCAGGTGTTCCATTATTGTTTGCAATATTAAGAATGGAACCATTGATATCCTTGTTCTTAAATCCGGGGAATGGAACAAAGATGGTTTCTTGAACCGGACCAGTCTGGTTGAGTGCATAGAACACTCTGATGTCACCAAAGTTAGAGACATATGCATCAAGGAGAACCTGAAGTGAAGTTGCAGGATTCTCAAGTTCTACGTTCTTACTTACATAGATGAATCTATCAGGATCTTCCGATACACCATTAACCCTAAAGTTACCTGCATAATCAGTGATAGGTCTGTTGACTCTATTACTTGTATATACGACAGCCGCATTGTCAAGGTCAATGACTGGACTGATACGAGGATTACTTGTCAATAGTGTAAAGTTCATACTAAATGACTTCTTACCGGGGAAGGTATCAGCATTCAATTGGATTGATTCATTCAGAGGTGATGCAACCATCATCAAATCATCAAAATAATTCTTGTCAAAGAGAGTTACCTGTTTGAATCCTTTGTCAAGATAAGATTCCTGATTACCAGATACACTGGCAGCAGAGATTGTTCTTACTTGAGAGATCAGGTTAGTTCCAAGAGGAGTGATCGTTGTAACCTTGGGTGTAATCAAACTGAATGGGAGGTTGTAAGATCCTTTGACGAAAGGACCACCACCGAGTTTACTCTCTCTAAAGTAGAGTGGAGGGAATCCAGCAGGGTTTGCAGGTGCTCTATTAATACCATTTGCATTCATCTGGACCTTAACGTAGTAGTAGTCAAGTCCGATGGGTGCTTCATCCAATTCACTCGCGTTTACATTGGCAAGTAGGTGTTCTGTATTGATTCTTCTGAGAGATACACCGTCAAGTTCATATTTGTAAACTAATTCATTAGCATTGTGTGCTGAAATAACTGTGTTATCAACACCTCTTGTGATACCAGTAAGAGTTCTACCGTTTGTTCCAGTATAACTGATAACCTCCTCACCAATTTTGACGTATCCGGGATTGGTACCAGCTACACCAATATTTTCAAATGTTTTGTAACTAGTAGCAGCTTTACTGAGGGTGATGAACGTTGTAGAATTAGATGGGTAATCAACAGCAAGAGTCAGTGGGGGTGCATCAGCTCTGATGTCACTAAGTGTGACTCTGTTTACATTAGAATAGAGACCATGGTTTCTTTGGAAGACTCTGACATAAGTTCCTTCATGGTTGATTCTAATTGGTGATGTTGGAAGAACAGCTCCACCAACTCCATTGAGTTCTGTTGTAAATCCAACAGCATTCTCGTAGTATAATGGGTAAGATGCATTTGTAGTAAAGTTTCCTTGAACATTGTCAAGAACCAGGGTATTATTACCGAGAGTTGAATCTACAGAAAGTTGAATACCACTTCCAAGGTTGAGGGATCCGGGACCGATGGGTGTCAGAACATCCCCAACGACATAACCAGAACCCCCTGCATTAATTGTGGCTGCAATAGCAACCCCACCATTAATCGTGATGTCCGCAGTGGCATTAACACCCTTACCACTAATGGCAGTCAGAGCGACACCAGTGTAGGTGAATCCCAGTGAAGAGGGTGTATAACCAATACCAGCATTAGTGATTGTCAGATCTGATGTTGCAGATCCTGCAAACGCAACCAGAGTTCCCTGAGAACCAATACTTAACTGCTTAACAGTTCTTCCTTTAACAAGTCCTGCATCATTTACTAATTTGTTCAATCCAAGTCTGATCTGTCTTGACTCCATGGTAAGACCATTAGGATCGATCAGAGAAAGATCAGTAGGAAGTTCAGGGTTGAACATGGATACGTTACCCTGTGTCTTAAAGTTCGCAACATACAATGTGAACTTAAGGTCTTCATACTGTGAGGGAGTCCAAACAGAAGCATTCTGTGACTTGAACAATGAACCAAGTAAAGGTTGCTCGGTAACAAGAATTTGTCCAGCTTCTTGATTTGTAGATGTTACATCTGCTTCACCAAGTCTACTGATCCAAACACGGTATTCTGTAGAATGTGACAGAAGAACCATTGCATATTCTTTCTGTGCATTCAGATATACAGGTGCCTTAAGTGTAATGGTTGTAGCAACAGTACCATCTTCACTGATATTAACATCCTTTGGATCAATCGAAACTGCGGAGAATGGGAGAACATTGGTTGTTGGTGTTCCAAGTTTCGTATCTCTAAGTTCAAATAGGACAGGGATATTGTCATCCTTAGATTGGAAGAATACATCGACCTTTGTTACAAATACACCACTCAAATCATCCACAAAGAATGTTTGAGCAAGAGGGTCAATCAGTGGTGGTGGAGGTGGTGGGAATGGCTTAAAGCTTTGATCTATATCAACGTCTGTCGTTGTTTGAGTATCTGTGGACTGAACATTAATAGTATTAGAAGTGGCTGTATCACCAATAATCCTTCTCTGTGAACGATCTTCTCTCTTAACAGTAGCATTTCTGAGTGACAGAGTAGCTTCCTGAGTGACATCGACACTACCTTCGGAGTAGAAAATAGATTCTCCAGCAGTAGATACGATACCTTCAATAGTACTGTTGATCTTACTACTTGTAAGTCGGAAGCTTGATCTACCGGTCTCAAATGATGGGTTAGAGGGATTGTTACCATTAGGAACAAAATAGGAAGCGATAATCGTTCCAACTCTGTCGCTTACCATTCTGACAGCAGTAACCTTTGCTTGAGCACCACTGGTTCTACCAGTGAGAATCATAGACTGTGAAATAAATCCACTAAACTGTGGGAAGTCTTGTGATTGAAGACTAAAGGTATCAATGTTGAGAACAGTAGAAGCAGATGAATAAATGGATGGGAATACTGTATCTCTGTTATAAGGATTACTATCGTAGAAATCAGTAGGTAAGTTATATGGACCATATTTGTGGTTGTGTGCAGCGACCCTGAAATCGATTGAAGGAATAGTAGAACCAGTGGTTACCTGAGATCCACCGTCATCCATTCTACCAGCAACAGTTTCACCGACAACGAATGTTCCACTGAGCATCTCAATTTCAATGAGTTTGGGAGTAATAAAGTTATTGACATCCACATCATCAAAGAATCCGTAGACTCTTGTGAATGGTTTGAATCTCGTTCCAATAACACTAATGTTACGAGATCTCATGAAGTTGACAATCTCTCTTCTTACAACTCTATCACCAAGAGACTCGGTATCAATTCTCTCATTGACAAAGAACTGTCTTCCAGATCTTGTTTGAGAAAGATTGACAGAAGTAGTCGCTGTAATAGCATTGTTTGTTGTTACAGTCTTAGTTGTATTTTTAGTTGTGACTGTAGTTGAAAGTTCACCAGTACCAATATCCTGATTAGAATTCGACTTGTTAGTATTAGTGGAACTAACAGAACTACTAGAGACATTGTTTGAGAGTGATGTATTTACATCAACACCAACCGTCTGCCAGGAATTCCAGGTTACGGGAGATACACCCCTTCTAGTTCCATCAGCTGCAGTTCTTACTTCAGCACCCAGAGCTTGAGCAATGCCCTGGAAGGAACCTTCCATCATTACTTCATTAACTTCAAGCCTATTGACATCAATCCATACATCTACTTCTGGAATAAGTTCAATTTCACCTTGCCAGAACTGAACAAGGAATGGAGTGACATTTTCCACTCTTGTAGCAAAAGGTTGTTCTAACCAGTTTTCATCTTCATAGTCGAGTGTGACAACTCTATCACTCTTCTTGACATTGACACCTACAATTTCTGCAAAGTCAGCATCCTGATTTGCGTTTGACGTGGTTCCAATACCAGCAATCGCAGTTGTTCCAAGTTGGAGATTAAGTGCAGTAGTATAGTGGGATGGTCTCAGAACTCCATTCTCTGTATCAATAGAGTTTCTGATACCAATAGAACTATCCTGTGGCTCTAGAGATGTGAAGTTATCAACAAAGATACCAGACTTGAATCTGTTCTGACCGTTTGCATCCTCAACGAATAGATTAAGAGTGTTGGTTTCCAGTTGACTCAATGAGGTGTAATACTCAAGATTTTTAATTCTCTGCTCAAGTTTAGAGATATCGCTCATCTGATATCTCTTATGCTCAACGAATTTAACCTGAGCATCACCTACATCATACAGGTATGCTGGAAGGAATACATTGGCAATGTTCATTACATTGTTGAGACTATCAGGAAGTCTAGGGAAGTCATCGGGTGTTCCTGCCAGGTAACCCAATGCACCATCTTTATCAATGTAAATTCTATCAGCTCTTGGTAGATAGTAGTTGTAGTCTACAGTCAGAGACTCATCAGAGGCAATGATATGTCTGGAAGACTGTTTGTTTCCATTTGCCGTACCATCTACAAAATTTCTTCCGTCAAATTCAAATGGAGATCTTCCACCTTCTGTCAGAACATAGTCTGTCAATCTAGGTCTTACATCAATAATATCAGAGTTTCTGATACCATCAACACCAGAGATCTCTGTACCGTAGTTGTAACCAACGTAAGAGTTTACAGTGGTGATATCACCTTCATCACCCGCATCATATGAAGATGACGCAAAATATACACGGATCTTTTTATTTGGAATTTGTGCTTCTGCATTTCTGATGATTCTTGAGTAATCGTAGAAACTTCCTCTCTGACCATCAAAGAATTGGAAGTCCTCACTGATTTCTTTAGAACCAAGATTTACATTTGATGTAACAGCATTTACAGTAGAGGATGCAAATTTAACAACTTCAGCATTAGCAAATACAGTGTCATTCAAATATGTGAAGAAGATAGAAGTATCATCATCCTTTTGAAGGTAAATCGCTTTAGCACCACTAGTTTGACCAACAATAATCTCACCAACAATAAGATCATTCGTGGTTGCAGTGACACCATCCATTTGGGAAAGTGTCATAAAGGGACATGTGGGATCATTTTCATCTTCTGATTCAAAGATACCATGAATCTTATAGACATCGACAGTGTTCAAAGAGATCTCTCTATCTTGAACTCTGGTACCATATGGCCAATTACCCGTAGTCAGACCGTCTCCAAGAGAGGTTGAACCAATACCAGATGCAGTAGTATTAGATTTACTAATAATTAAATCTCTAGCAACATTTCTAATTTTTGTCTTTGACTTAACATCAGTTTTTCTGATGGTTGTAATCAATTTGGAATTAACGTCATTTGCACCAAGTCCATTAATCTTGAGTGATTTAGAACCGTTGGTGAACTGGAATCTATCTTCTGTCAGAACTTCAGTTCCACCATCAGATCTGATAAGAATGTATCTCTCCTCATCGAAGGGAAGGAATACTTCTTTGTCTTCAGTATTAATAACAGGTGTGGAATTATTTGAGATTGATGTATTGTATTGTCTTCTAATAACAATCTCGGAATCGACAAGATTTACTGCAGATACATTTGCCTTGGGGAATGCACTGTACAGTGCTCTATTGTTAGCTTGGTTACCAGAACCAGCAACACTTCCAGTCCCCTTTGTGGAAAGTAGTTCAAAGTTTTGAACATTAGTAACTGCAGCTGGAATAGTTCCGTCACAAATACCACTTACACTGGTGACAGCCTCAACAGTGATGTTTGTTTTTGCAACACCAATAACTCTGTTCAGAGTGGCAATATCAAATCCAGGTTTGGAGTATCTAATAATATTACCAACAGAGGCAATACCTACAAACGAGAATCCGGGATCAGCTGGGATCGAAATTAGTGACTCACTACCAGATGCAGCCGATACATTTGCCGAACCAAAACTACGAACTTGTGATTGGATGGTGTCTGCGGTAAAGGTTGCTGCTGAACCAACGATACTAAAGACTGATTTAACATCAGACATTCGATGGTTTACATCTTTAACAATAAATCTTGCATTGTCAAGAACACCGTTAAAGAGCAGTCTTTCACCCTTGTGGAACTCACCCTGAACGTTTGACGCTACAATTGTGGTTGAGTTCGTAACATTAGCATTAAGGAAACCCTTTGCACCACTAGACTCACCTTCAATATGTGTGGAGGTGGTTAAAGTGACTCCCTCATTAAGAGTAATGGTTGAGAATAACTGAACATCAAACAGCGATAAATCCCAGTTATTGAGATTTGGAAATGCTGTATCGTAAGAACCAGTTTCCAGGGCGAAATCATAAATTCTTGCTACACCAATTTCTGTTCCACCAGCAGTAAGAGAGTTTACACCAACCCTTTGATCTCTCAAACTGATCTCAAGAGATGTGTTAATACCAATAGTTGGTGATCCAGTTACTCTGTTAAGATTAAGAGTAGGTCCAAAACCGAAATTGACAGCCTGATCCTCAACTTTTTTAGTGGCTCTAGGCTTTTTAAAATCAATTAGGGTAGGTGCAATTGTCTCTACCTCATATCCTCTACAATAAGCTTTACCTGGCGAAACTTTGTAGATGCCTATATCATCACTAGGAATATTTCCTGTAGATGTAGTTTGATTTGTATTATAGATTCCTCTATTGCCTTCATTATCATTAAGACTATTCTTAACCGAAGTTACAAATTCCTTGACATAATAGTTACCGGACTCATCAAAGGTTCTTCTCGCAAATTCGTCCCCAAGGAAGTTATAATCAGTATTTTTGTTAATAAGACGAAGAATTCCATCTTTTACCTCGGAGAGTTGAACAAAATTAGACTCGTCAAAGCTTCCAAGAGGCTTTTTGGAGAGAATAGTTGAAATTTTAAGTCTATCTGCACCAGGTGCCGTAAAGTTATTGAAACCCTGAGCATTATCATTCAGTGAAGGATCAACATCAGAGGACACAATCTCCTCAATGACATCCAAACCAACTCTGAATGAAGGTGTGTTACCATACTGATCAAGAATCAGTGTTTGAGAATCGACATTAACAAAATATCCTCTCAAGAAATAAACACCTTGAGAGATATTAAAAGATGAACCTACAACTGCTGCATTCTGGGGGATGGTGGTTGCGAATCCTTCACCCTGTGAAATAAATGTCGTGGCGTAGGTAATATTAGTGGTTGTTGTAAGAATTTCACCGTCGATGAAGGTACTTACTGCCTCATCAGAAGATGGTGAATTCTCATAGTTAAGATATAATGTAAAAGTGCCTCTTTCAGACTCTTGATCTGTAATATAAGTTACTACTTTGGCTGTTACACCGGATGTTCTGCCAGTGATCTTGGTTCCGACGAGTTGATCCAGATAGATTCCAACAGGGACACCAAGGAATTCTGGTTCAATTTGAACACCAAAGAAATTTTGAATATATGTAAGATCACCAGGAATAACCTTTGCACCCTCTTTGAAGAAATGGTTTCCCATCTCCTCAACCTGATTCTGAAGAATTGACTGTAGACCAGTCAGCTCTCTAGTTTGAACCGGAAATCCCGGCTTAAACAAAATCTTGTAATAGTTTGAGGAGGGATCAAAGTCGTCAAAATAAGGAGCGACATTGAGATTAGTTTCCTGTGGCATATCTCTTTAGAATTGCAAGATAACTTTTACGTCTTCTTTCTGTGAAGATGATCTAGTAACAGAAGGTCTGTTATCAACATAAATGATGTCACCAGAGTATTTTTGAGACTCTGGATTGGAAACTCCACTCGTGAATTCCTGACCCAAGAAGTATGTACGACTATTTATTGTAGTAGATACGCCTGAGAATGACTGATCAATGAGAAGGGTATTACCAGAGGTTGGATTAATTTGAATACTACCACCTGACGCTGGTGAGGCAGTAAATCTAATTTGCTCAAATCCAAAAACGGGATTTGTGCGTGCAGAACCGTCTGTATTGAAACCAGCAGTCCTTCTATCTTGCCAATACTTCAAAACACCGGTTTGTTGATCGTATGAAACGACTTTACCTACTGCTGTTGAGCCCAAACCAACAGTTTGAGTAAAAGTAGAGTCGGCAGTGAATACCGCTTCACTAAATCCAGTGCCTACAAGCTTCAAACCATAGACTGCGCTGGCCTTATCGGTGGTCAGATTGATCGTAGAATTGAAATTTTTGGGATTTTTAACAATTCCGACCTGCGCAAACTGGTTTCCGGTGATAAAATCGGGATTTTGCGTGTCATTTTCAAATCTTGCGTAAGAAAGCACGTTATTTGCGCCTAATTCGCGGTAAATATCGGCTCCATGACCTCCAGGAGGAGGAATAATGACGTTAAAAACGGGATCAACGGTGCCTGAAGGAACACCACCAGTCAATAAGTCCAAAGTTCCGAAGGAATATCCGTTTCCACCGTTAGAAACGGTCACAGATTCAATTTTTGAGTCATTATTTACGACAACAGTGGCCTCTGCACCCCTTCCATCGCCCAAAATAGGCACTCTGGTGTAGGTAACATTAGCAGTACCAATACCAACACCACGATTTCTAATGGTTACAATCTTAAGTTGACCACTCGTTCCTGCATTTTCCCTTACAGAAGTGTAAGAAGAGTTAGTTTCCCAGTCATTAGGGACAGGAATGAAGTTAGTAGAGTCAAATTTGATGATTTGATTTGGCTTAATGGTAAAAAGATACTTCCAAATATAACCATCACCACTACTTCCAGCCTCTCTGGGTTCCAAATCAGTGAAATTTGGTTCATCCAGAGAGGGACCGCCTCTAAAACTGTTCTCTGGATTGGCGTTATTAAACAAACAAATATAAACTTTGAACTCACTATTCATTACATAGTAGTTTGCATCATAAATGTCCAACGCTCCAGATGGCTGTGATGCATTATTTCTATCAATATCGTTTCTCCACATATCGTATGTGGTACCTGACTGCCAGGTAATCTTCTTAATAACCTGGCTTACATCACCAGAGTTGATCTTTTTAAGGGCCAACATGGTATCCCAATAATAATTGGAATCATCCAAACAATCCTTGGGAGCAGGAGGATTAGAATTCCAGTCACTCTGGAACTCAGGAGCATCTGGAAGACCAATCCATGCGTAATATGAATTGTTAGAATTCTGTACGGAATCTACAAAATTCTTTGCATTCAAGATACGAAGTTGATCAGTAATTATCGCAGCCATGTTTAGAGGACTTTTTTCTTATTTAGACGGTATTTTAGACTGTAAACAGGTTAGGATAAACAACAATCGTTCCACCCATTCCAGCGTGACTGGTGCATTGGTAATACAATGAGTTTGGAGCACTATATGGAACATCAAATCTCAGTGTACCATTCGATACAGCGTTATTTGTAACACCTGTAGAGAATGCAGAACCACCATTAGATGAACGAATCTCAAATGGATGGGCACCCATATTGTTTACAAATTCATATGATTGACCTCTTGCAAGGTAGATAACAGGATCAGCAGTTGCACTCAGTCCACCTGGACCAGTAAATTGATAATGACTACTACCAACTGCACCCAAGGTCCACTTACCCGAAGTAATGTCGGATGCATCACCAAAGTATGTTGCACCTGTGACAACTCCAACCGTTGATACACCGGTTACTACCAAAGTATTTGTACTGACATTTGCAGTAGATCCACCACCTGCTGAAGATGTAATAGTGGTAATACCAGCGGTGGTCGTCACTGTAATATTACTACCGGCTTGAATCAGAGTGGTGATTCCTGTAAGACCAGATCCATCAGCACCATTGAGATTCAATGCTGTTAAAACACCAGTCAGTGAGGCACCAGAACCGTTGAAACTAGTTGCGGTGACAATACCACTTACGTTAACCGTATTGGCATTAATATTTGAAGTGTTGGCAGCACCAGTATACGAGATGGTAGAGATACCAGCATTCGTAGTTACCGAAATATTGTTACCACCCTGAATCAAAGTGGTGATACCCGTCACACCTGAAGCGTCACCCGTATTGGTGACAACACCTACAGCCAGAGTAGATCCATTACCAAGGAGAGTGTATAATTCAGTAAAATTACTATTAATTTTTATACCACCGGCTAGGAGGGTATCACCAGTATTATCATTTGGTACAGAGCCGGTTGCAATGCCTTGGAATGCCATCTATAGGGGTCCTTTTCTATGTTTTATTTATTTTAATTGGTGTAACCATTAAACTTCAGTGGTCTCAATCTCTGTACAAGAACTGAGGTTGACAGTCCTGAGTAAGGATTTGGTGTAAATTCAAGAGCAGTAGTAGAAGGTCTACTCTTAAATTCAATCTTACCCCATGAGTAAGTACCCCAGAAGTAATCATTATTAATTGTACTGGTTGAACCAATACCAACAGCAGCAACTTCAACTCTCTTGATGGTGGTAGTTCCGATACCTACAGAGCTCAAATCTTTTGTTACATTGTATGCCTTGGATACTTGGTATATACCGTCCATGGTTGTGGTGGATATGTTGTTTGAATTGTTAACAACAAAGATGTCACCAATGACCAACTGACTCATAGTGATTGCAGCTCCAGGACCCATGACTGATTCATTTCTGAGATCAGATGAATCTGGGATGTAGAGTTCTAAAGTACCAAGGCCACCAGCAGATTGTGCATAACCAACAATTAGACCTTGATCACCCATGTAAGTAGAAACTCCAAGAGTTTCAGTTCTGACGGTTGGAACTTCAATCAATACCCGAGGTGCCTGGGTGTATCCAGTTCCAGGGTTGGTAATTGTAAGTGTAGAAACACCACCTCCGACTACGTTAGCAGTAGCCGTTGCTCTGGTACCGTTTATATCATCAGGTAATGAGAAGGACACTGTTGGAGTGAAGGTTGAATATCCAGATCCAACGTTTGTGATTGTAACTGAGGTGACTGTTGTTCCAATACCTACAGATGCGATACCAATAGCTGTTGTGAACTCTCTTTGATCGATCAGAGTAACACGATCTTGATAGTCAAGAAGGTTGGTCTCATTTCTACCACCAAAGAGTGGTCTAGAAGTATCTGTGTATGCATAACCACTTGTTATACCAACGTAACTTGTAAGGTATGCTGCTGGGAAGATAGATGGTTCCTGATCAACTCTATCCTTAGTAATAAACTGACCATTGACAATAATATCTTCAGTCTGTTTACACCATGTGACTGGTCTGATGACTGATTGGTTGGTCGTAATACCAGGTCCGTCATAAGCGAAAGTTCTCGCAGTATCAAGCGTAGTGATACCTGTTACAGTTCTTTGTTCCTGAGCGAATCTAAATCCTTGACCTGATCCGGGATCATTTTTCAACTGAACAGAGTCACCAATTTTGATTGTCTCAAGAATATCGACCAAGACAACATCAACATCAGGTGTTCCCTTGTAGAATAAGATCTTAGATTTATCACCCTTCTTAGGTGCCTCAGTAAATTCAATAACTGCACCACCATTGAACTTGTAAGCCTGATTTGGAACCTGAAGAATATCATTAATAGTAACGATCAAACACTGAGCAATGTTAATATTTGATCCGGTAGCAACTTCAATCGAGAACTGTTTTCCACTTATAGTAAGATTAAAGTTCTTTTTGAATCCATCGAAATCGTCATCTAGAACATCAAAGACATCAAGATCTCCGATGGTAAATCCACTGAAAGAGTCACGGTAGACATCTTGGATGGTGAGTTGGAATTCATCATAACCGGTAGTGGTCTGAATACCAGTTGTTCCTCCAATAGAGGGTCGGACAACCTCACCCTCTTTGTATCCAAATCCTCTACTTGAAAGATCAAAGGAAATAATACTTGATCCTTGACCCACAACAACATCAACTCTTGCACCAGTACCTGTTCCAACTACACCATCGGCATAGACAAGAGGTATTGATTGATATGGAAGTGGAGCATCAATAATAACACGGGGTGGATGTAAATCATCAAGGTTTGCACCAATGAAGCTAGTAGTGATTGCAACAACCTCACCATTTTGAACGGTGGCTGTTCCGATATTGACAACAGTAGTAATACCCGTTGCCGAGACTGCATATCCAACATTGACCGTCTGAATACCAACTCTGTAACCTGAACCAGGATTGTTAATCACTGTAGAAATGATTGTTCCTGCGGAGGATACATTTACACTTGCACCAGCCGAGACAAGTGGTTGATAACCAAGTCCTGGAGTAGAGGCAGCAGATACGATAATACCACCTCTGGGTATTGTTGCTTTATTGGGATCGTCACCAGAAGAAACACTGTCACCAAGATATGTGATACTTGATACACCGGCTGTTTCTGAAAGACTGAAATCACCAACGTTTATCTGACCACCCTGTGGTTCTTGAAGAATGTTCGAGTTTAGAATGATTGCATTGTTAGTAGAGAATCCTGTAATGTTAGCACCATTCTGTTTCAACGTATATACTTTCTTCTGACCGTTAAATTCAGTTTGAATATTGTCAAAAGTAAGGTTTGTAGAATAAGTGTCCACATCACTATCTTCAATTCCACTTCTCATGAAGGTTCTTCCTTGGAAAGTAGAGAAGGTTGTAATACCTGTGAAGTCTCTATTATCTGGGCCATTAGTAGAAGTGCCAATTGGGATAGCACCATATGGAGCCTGAACAAAATTGATTGTATTATCAACAATGTTGTAGTTACCACCCATGAGTTCTACACTTGACCCATTCGCATGAGTACCAATACCGGTTCCCATTTGAGCTCTCAATACTCTTACTCTGTTAGTAGCTCCAACTCCGATGTCTTGAATGAGCATCATTTCATCATCAATCTTGATAAGATTATTAGCTCTCAACGAAGAGATACCACTAACA